AAATCAGATGTGTTAAGTGGTAGTGGTGTTGCTCCTGTTCCTTTAGTGAATAGTGACACTCAAACATCAAATATCTTAGCAACATGTAATCAGTACACATCATCATCATATGCTGTGATTGATTCTGGTTACAAGTACATCTTTGATCGTTTCAACAATAAGTTCCGTTATATTCCAACCAACTCTGACGTTGCTGGTATGATGGCAAGAACATCTCAAAATTCATTCCCTTGGTTCTCACCAGCTGGTGCAGATCGTGGTGTTGTAAACAATGCAGTCAAACTCGCATATAACCCATCACAAGCACAGAGAGATCTACTATATACTAAGAGAATTAACCCAGTTGTTGCTTTCCCTGGCCAAGGAATAATCCTCTTTGGTGACAAAACTGCACTTGCATATACATCTGCATTTGATAGAATCAACGTTCGTCGTCTGTTCTTAAATGTAGAAACTGCAATTGAAAGAGCTGCAAGAGCACAACTCTTTGAATTTAATGATGATATTACAAGAGCAAACTTTGTTAATATTGTTGAACCCTTCCTTCGTGATGTTCAAGCGAAGAGAGGTATCACAGACTTCTTAGTAGTTTGTGACGAGTCAAATAATACCGCTGATATTATTGACGCAAATGAATTCCGTGCTGATATCTTTATCAAACCAGCACGTTCGATCAACTTCATCGGACTAACATTTGTTGCAACACGCACAGGTATTAGTTTTGAAGAGGTAGTCGGAACAGTCTAACCACCATCTAATTATCACAGGAGAGAAAAAAAATGCCTCAGCAAATCCCAAATAAAGGGGCTAATGCGAGAACCCTAGATACGTTTAAAAGTAAACTGCTAGGTGGTGGTGTTCGCCCTAATTTTTTCGAGGTTGAGATTAATTTCCCATCACTCGCAATTGACCAAAACGATGTTTCAGATAAAATACGTTTCCTAGTAAAAGGTGCTAACTTACCAGCATCTATAATTACTCCAATCTCTATTCCATTTAGAGGAAGGGAATTGAAAATAGCAGGGGAAAGAAGTTTTGATACTTGGACAGTAACAGTCATCAATGATAATAACTTTACTATCAGAGATGCGATGGAAAAGTGGATGAATTTAATTAATAAAACATCTGATAATGCTGGAGAGGTCGATCCTACAGTGTATCAACAAGAAGCATACGTCTACCAATTAGCTAGAGCTCCAATTGTTGGCCCAACAAATGCGCCAGCATCATCTGCTGATAATATTCCTATCTTGAGATCTTATCATTTCCACGGTGTATTCCCAACTAACGTTTCTAGTATAGATCTTTCTTATGATAGTAACAATGTTATCGAAGAATTTTCAACAGAATTCCAAGTTCAGTGGTGGGAAGCTCTTGATGAAAATAACGACGTTGTTGTAGGTTGATAAATAAACCATAAGGTTAATTATAAAAAATGGCTAAATTATTCGGTTTCTCCATTGAGGGGGCTGACGATAATAATCTGCCACAGGGTGCGGTATCTCCTGTTCCGCAAAATGAGGCAGACAAATCCGACTACTATGTTAGTAGTGGGTTTTATGGTCAGTACGTTGATATTGAAGGTGTATTCAGAAATGAATATGATTTAATCAAAAGATACAGAGAGATGTCACTTCATCCAGAATGTGACGAAGCAATAGAAGACATAGTAAATGAAGCCATAGTTTCAGACTTACATGATAGTCCAGTAGAAATAGATTTAAGTAACTTATCAGTTGGTGACAATATTAAAAAAACCATCCGAGATGAGTTTAAGTATATAAAAGACCTATTAGATTTTGATTCAAAATCACATGAAATATTCCGTAATTGGTATATTGATGGTAGATTATACTATCATAAGGTAATTGATCTTGACAATCCAAGAGATGGAATACAAGAATTAAGGTATATTGATGCACTTAAGGTTAAGTATGTGCGTCAAATGAAGAAGAAAGATATAAACACACCTACTTTAATAACACCTCAAGATAAAAAACTTGCAATCACTCCAGAATTAGATGAGTATTTTGAATACAATCCAACTGGTGGAGCTACTAAGAGTTATAGTCCAACTAATGGTGTTCAAGGATCAATCAAAATTGCAAAAGATGCTGTCACATATTGCACATCTGGTCTTGTAGATCGTAATAAACACATCACCTTATCATGGTTACATAAGGGAATAAAGGCCTTAAATCAGTTAAGAATGATTGAAGATAGTCTTGTAATATACAGATTATCAAGAGCTCCAGAAAGAAGAATATTTTATATTGACGTTGGTAACTTACCTAAAGTAAAGGCAGAACAGTATCTTCGTGAAGTTATGAATCGTTATAGATCTAAGTTGGTCTATGATGCCAATACTGGTGAGGTTCGTGATGACAAGAAATTTATGTCCATGTTAGAAGATTTCTGGCTACCAAGAAGAGAAGGTGGTAGAGGTACGGAAATCACTACATTGCCTGGTGGTCAAAATCTTGGAGAGATAACAGATATTAATTATTTCCAGAAAAAACTCTACAAAGCTTTAGGGGTTCCCGAAACTCGTCTAGGTGGAGAGGGTGGATTTAACTTAGGAAGATCATCAGAAATTCTAAGAGATGAACTTAGATTTAATAAGTTTGTAGGAAGATTGAGAAAGAGATTCTCTAATATGTTCCTTGATATGTTGAAGACACAATTACTTCTTAAGAATGTAATTACTGTAGAAGATTGGTCAGGTATGTCTGAACATATTCAGTTTGATTACATCTACGATAATCATTTTGCTGAATTAAAACAGAGTGAATTATTCCAAGAGAGAATGGCAAACCTATCACAGGCAGAGCCATATATTGGTAAGTACTTCTCTCAAGATTATCTAAGAAGAGAAATATTACATCAGACTGATGATGAGATTGTAGAACAGGATAAATTAATTGCTGCAGAAATAGAGGCAGGGTTATATGTTGACCCTGTTGCAATGCAACAATTAGAAGTTACAGCTGCTGCAACAGATGTTGCCGCACAACAATCTGATATAACAGAACCAGATTCAGAGAAAGACAGTAAGGCTGTCGAAGCTCCTGAAGGTGGCGAAATATAAATAGTTGGTAGTATATTTACATAATCGTGGATTCTGCAAAATTAATTGATATGGTGTTAGATGATGCACCCGCCCATGAAATATCAGATGGGATAAAAGATGTTCTTTATGCTAAAACAGCATCAAGAGTAGAAACTGAGAGACCGCTTGCGGTTGCAGATCTTTTTAATGACGAGTCTGAATCTGAAGTTGAAGAAGAACCTGTAGCCCAAGAAGAGGAACCGACTGATGGCGAGTAGAACTTTAGTAACTGGTAGTCAAGCTGCGTGTGGCACTGACGCTGCAAATGCCTCTACATTTGGAGGTGCAACTGTAGTACGTCTTTGTAACAATGGTGCAACTGCTAGATTAGTAACTGTTATTGATTCTGTTGGAGGATCATCAACTATTGGAACTTTTACAATGCCAGGTAATACTGTTGAATTCGTTGAAAAAAAGAAAACTGAGGCAATTTTTGCAGCAAACGCTGCTGTCTTAGGTTCAGCTGTAGGATACACAAACTAAGAACCATGAAACTAATTAGAGAAGAAATAGAAAATGTAGAGGTTATCGTCGAAGAACGTGGCGGTAAGAAGAACCTCTATATTGAAGGAGTTTTCCTTCAGGGCGACATAAAAAATCGTAACGGTAGAATGTATCCATGTGGAACTCTTGCAAAAGAAGTTTCAAGATACAACGAAGCCTTTATCACAAAAGGTAGAGCGCTTGGTGAGTTAGGTCATCCTGATGGCCCAACTGTAAACTTAGATCGTGTTTCCCATAAAATTACTTCTCTAAGACAAGAAGGTTCTGATTTTATTGGTCGTGCTAAAATATTAAGTACACCTATGGGAAATATTGCTAAGTCACTTCTTGGTGAAGGAGTCAAACTTGGAGTATCATCTCGTGGTGTTGGCTCAGTTGCTATGAACAACGAAGGTGTAAACGTTGTTGGTGAAGATTTCATGTTAGCAACTGCTGCAGATATTGTGGCAGATCCTTCAGCTCCAGACGCATTTGTGGATGGAATCATGGAAGGAAAAAATTGGGTTTGGGACGGCGGTGTTCTTCGTGAACAACAAGCTGCAAAAACCTACAAACAAATCAACACTCTTGCCAGTAGTCGACAGTTGCAAGAGAACAAGATAAAGTTATTTTCAGATTTTCTAAAAAATCTTTAATTTATAACTTTTCTAAATAAGTATAGATTTACACTAATATAAAGTTTTAATTTCGGAGAGCAAAAACGATGTCCGTTGGAAAAGATTTACAAGAAATGGAAGTAGGCACTCAGCAATCCAAAACTGCAGTTAACGCTAACGCAAAGGCGGGAATGCCAATGGATACGTCCGTTGCAGGTTCCTACGAAGATCTTGGCGGCCCTACTCCCGAAAATTACAAACCAGATGATGATTCTTCTAAGTTAAAAACAGTAGGAAAGGTAGTTTCCGATGTTGTTAACAAAGGTGCAAAAGCAGCGATGCCTATGGATACATCCATAAGCGGAACAAAGAAAGAAGAATCTGAAGTGGAAGGCGAGGTAGTCGCAGAGGAGGAGCAAGTTGCTGAAGAGCAGGCTCCTGAGATTAATGTCGAAGAAGACATGAACGCTCTATTCTCTGGTGAGGAACTATCAGAAGAATTCCAAAACAAAGCAAAGACAATCTTTGAAGCTGCAATCAATTCTAAAGTCGCTAAGATTAAAGAAGAGATTGAAGAAGAAAACGAGAAGAAGATTGTTGAGGAAATCACAGAAGTTAAGGCAGCTCTTGTTGAGAGAGTTGACTCTTACCTTGAGTACGTCGCTGATGAGTGGCTCAAGGACAATAAGTTATCTGTAGAGCATGGATTGAAGTCAGAGATGACAGAATCCTTCCTCTCAGGAATGAAACAACTATTTGAAGAACATTATGTATCAATCCCTGAAGACAAATACGATGTAGTCGAGAACATGGTAGATAAACTTGATGAAATGGAGACCAAACTCAATGAGCAGATTGAGAGAAACGTTGGACTAAACAAGAGACTCGCTGAGTCAACTGCAGACGTTATCGTTTCTGAAGTTTCTGAAGGCCTTGCTGCTACTCAGAAAGAGAAGCTCGCTTCACTTGCAGAAAGTGTTGAGTTTAAAAGTGAAGAATCATATCGTGAAAAACTGGAGACTCTAAAGGAGTCATACTTTGGACAGAGTGTTCAGAAACAGACCTCAGAGACAGTGTTAAATGAAGAGACACAAGCAGTAGAATATACTGGTGCAATGGCTCAATACATGAAAGCACTTAACTCGGTCAAAAAGTGAATTTAACATTATATTAAACACAACTCACATTACTAAAAAGCAAAATGTTCAACTCAGAACAATTGCAAGAGAAGTGGTCGCCGCTACTTAATCATGAAGGTCTTGAAGATATCAAAGATCCTCATCGTAAAGCCGTAACCGCAGTCTTGCTAGAAAACCAAGAGAGATTCCTTAGAGAAGAAAGGGACTTTCTATACGAAGGCACACCAGGCCAATTAAACGAAATCACAAACGCTGGTAACGCTGCAGGCGCATCAGGTGGTTTTAGTGGTGGTGCAACAGCTGCTGGCCCAGTCGCTGGTTTCGACCCCGTTTTAATCAGTCTTATCAGACGTTCAATGCCAAACTTGTTGGCATACGACATATGTGGCGTTCAGCCAATGAACGGCCCAACTGGACTCATCTTCGCAATGAGATCTAGACAAACTTCACAGAGTGGTACAGAAACATTCTTTGATGAAGTTGATTCAACATTCTCTACTCAGGATAAGGGACAAGACCTTACAGCTGGATTTACAGATCGTAACGCTGGTTTCGGTTCTACAGGCCCTCAGCAGGGAACAAACCCATCCGTACTAGGATCTGGAGACGTTGCTCAGGCACTATACTCCGTTGGTCAAGGTATGGCAACTGGAGATTCAGAAGCTCTTGACGGAACAGGATCTAACGCCTTCCGTGAAATGGCATTCTCAATCGAGAAAGTTACTGTTACTGCGAAATCCAGAGCGTTAAAAGCAGAGTACTCACTAGAACTTGCTCAAGACCTTAAGGCAATCCACGGATTGAACGCTGAGGCTGAGTTAGCAAATATTCTATCAACTGAGATACTTGCTGAAATCAATAGAGAAGTTGTTCGTACAATCTATAAAGTTGCTGAGTCTGGTGCTCAAGCAAACACAACAACTGCTGGAACATTTGACCTAGACACCGATTCAAACGGAAGATGGTCAGTTGAGAAGTTCAAAGGACTTCTATTCCAGATCGAAAGAGATGCAAACGCAATTGCACAAAGAACTCGTAGAGGAAAGGGTAACATTATCGTTACTTCCGCTGACGTTGCTTCTGCATTAACAATGGCTGGTGTTCTAGATTACACCCCTGCACTTAATGCTAACCTTAACGTTGATGACACTGGTAACACATTTGCTGGTACAATCAATGGTAAGTACAGAGTATACATCGATCCTTATGCTGCTTCTGGTGGTGGTGAAGCTAACCACTTCTACGTTGTAGGATACAAAGGTTCTTCACCTTATGACGCTGGTTTATTCTACTGCCCTTACGTTCCATTACAGATGGTTCGTGCTGTGGGAGAGAACAGCTTCCAGCCAAAGATTGGATTTAAGACCAGATATGGTATGGTTGCAAACCCATTCGCAGAGGGAACAACTCAAGGACTTGGTGCTCTTACTCAGAACGCAAACCGTTACTACAGAAGAGTTAAAGTTACTAACCTCATGTAATTCAGATATTACATATTCTTCACAGAGACCCGAAAGGGTCTCTTTTTTTGTCTGAACATATATAATGTTAGGAGGTCAAGACAAATGTTACAGATAAGGTGGTGTCCACCTGAAATACCAGAATATGATCCAGAAAAGCATAGCCCAGAAAAGGTCTTTGCCCTTCTGTGTTATAGAGGAATAACTTATGCTAAATGGGTATACCTTGACAAATTTCTGTAACTGTGTTATAATTTTAAATAAAAACGAAAGATGAAAAAGTGGATAGGTCTTAGTTTAGGTGCAGTTCTCGGTATTGGACATATCGGTATGATTGGTATGCTTGCCAATAGAGAAAGTAAATTACCATCAGTAGATATTCCTGTAGGTGATTATACATCATATAAAGTAAGTGTATCGGAAGATGGATATGCTATTTCATACAAAGCAAATGATCCTAAGACAGCATTCATTACCAAGGATATCAAAGAGAAAGGTGGTTTCTTAGGACTAGCAAACGAGAAAACTCAAATCACTGAAGAATACTTTATGGATGGTGAGACTAACCAAGGTGGTGCAGTATCAAATCATAGATCTTGGATGAATCAATCACCAGGTTTGACACAAGATCAAGCAAAAGAAATAAC